TGGGTTCGCTAATAAAGGAGAATAGATGGGCTTGTTAGATCGCCTAGCCGCTAAGGTAGCGGAGCAGATTACTAAAGCGCCAACACTTGCGCCTTCAGCCTCTCCAGTCAATGTTAATGCTTTAACTAGCACCGATACTCAGCATTACAACGCTGACCCTATGTATCGTGATCCTATTCTCGGTAGCGCACCATTTCCTGCTGCCGTTCCGCTATTTCCTAACGCGATCAACCCGCTCAACCCACGCACTAACCGCGCTGATCCACGCCGTTACGAGTTCTTGGTTGCTCAGAACATCAACCTTTTTGAGAACCGCCTCGTACCATTTAAGACTCTTCGCGTAGCCGCAGATCAGATTGATATTCTTCGCCGTTGTATTGAAGTTCGCAAGGCTAAACTCACAGGGCTTGATTGGGATATCGTTCTTTCAGATTCGGCTACTGAACGCATTATCGCTGAGGCTGGTGGCAATCACCTACGCGCTATGGCTGATGCCCGTGAAAAGTTTGCACCTGAGATTGCTCGCCTTCGCAAGTTCTGGGAAACCCCTGACCCTGCTAATGGACTTACCTTCGTTGATTGGCTAGGAATGGCGATCGAGGAGATGGATGTTCTTGATGCGCTTGCTATCTGGCCTCAAGCAACCATCGGTGGCGAGATTCGCGGATTGCAGATTCTTGACGGATCAACCATCAAGCCACTTCTTGATGATCGCGGTATGCGCCCAGATCCTTCAGTTGGCCCTGCTTACCAACAGATTCTCTTTGGCTTCCCACGCTCTGAATTCCACGCACCAGTAGATGATGAAGATGCAGATGGTGAGTTCTCAAGCGATGAACTTGCTTACCTCATCCGCAATCGCCGCGCTAACTCAATCTGGGGATATTCACCAGTAGAGCGCGCTCTTCCAATGGCAGATATCTACCTTCGCCGCCAGCAATGGATCAAGGGCGAGTTCACAGATGGCGTAATGCCTAAGTCATGGCTTGAACTTCCAGAATCAGCCAACCTCACACCTGAGCAGATTCGCTACTACGAGAACATCTACAACGATGAACTTGCAGGGCAGACCGAGCAGCGTAACCGTATGCGTATGCTTTTGCCGGGCGGCGTTCTCAAGTTTGAAGAAGGCTACTCAGAAAAGTTCTCTGATCGCTTAGACGATTACCTCATCACCTCGATCACAGGACACTTTGGCGTTCTTCCTACTGAACTTGGATTCTCTGCCAAGACTGGTCTTGGTGGTTCAGGTCATCAGCAGGGCGAGAAAGAAGCCGCAGAAGCAATCGGTATTACCCCAACTGCTAAGTGGCTCTCTCAGCAACTCTCAGCCCTTTCCTATCGCTGGTTGGGTATGCCACGCGAACTTGAATTCCGCTTGTCATCAAGCGATGCCACAGATAACGAAGATTCAGCCAAGCGCGATGACCTCAAGAAGCGTTCTGCTGGTATAACCGTCAATGAATGGCGCGATGACAACGGATTGCCTCTTATTGACACTCCAGAAGCCGATATGCCATTCCTCGTAGCAGGTCAGTCAGTCTTTATGTTCACCCCAGATGGCGTAGTCGCTGCTGGAACCTCACTTGATGAAAGTGGTCAGCAAGATGGCGAGCCAAGCGCAGCAGAAGCGCCTGAAGCACCTGAAACTGCCGAACCAAAGGCTGAGCCAGCACAAGAAGAAGTTAAGAAGTTTATTCGTTGGGTCAATCGCGGAACCGCTACTCGCCCATTCAACTTTGAACACCTAGACCACGCTTACGCCGAGGTTCTAAACAAGTTCATTGATGCGAAAGACCTTGACGGCGCTCGTTGGTACGCTGAACGCTATTTGGGGTTGTAATGGAGTGGCATGGCGCGTTAGTGCGCCTATCTGCTAAACACGCAGAACAAATCCGCAAAGGGTTTAGAAGCGCATTTAACGCCGATGACATTACTGAGGCGTTCTTTAACGCTTTTCTTGGTCACACCGAGGTAACAAATCAGCAAGCAAGAGATTGGGCGCGGGTTCATATCACGCCTAACAAGACTGCTCTGATTGCATCCCTTACACCAATTTATGCAGATGGTTGGGTACTCGGTACTACTGCTGGCGGCGTAATGATTAACAGGAGCCTAAACAAAGCAGTAACACCTGCAAATGTTGGCGTAGTTAATTGGGATACTTGGACACCCGGCAACCAAGCCGCTGCAACACTTGTTAAACCTGCTGGTGGCTTACAAAGATTGCTTGATACTCGCGGTCTTACGATTGACGGTGTAAGCAATACTAAGTTAGATCGCATTGGAACTGTTTTAGGTAATGCTTTAGAGTTAGGTATTACTCCTAAACAAGTTTCAATAATGGTGGATCAAGTCATCAATGACCCTCAGCAAGCGCTCACGATTGCACAAACTGAAATGAGTCGCGCCGTAGTTCAAGCCGAATTAACTCAGTATCAAGAATCCGGCGTTGAGATGGTTGAGTGGCTAGTAGCAGATCCTTGCGAGGAGTGCCAAGTTAATCTTGATGCTTCCCCTATTTCTATTGATGCCGATTGGCCTAATGGAGATGCGCCAGTTCATCCAAACTGTATGTGCGATATCGCCCCTTACATTTCAGACACAACAAACCTCTAGGAGAATAAATGGCAACCAACTCACCCGCCTCGCTTCAGCATGGCACAATCACCGTAGGAACAACGGCGCAAACGCTACTTGTTACTCCTGTTGGAGTGCGTAGAGCGCTTGTTGTTATTCGTAACAACGATGCAAGCAAAGTTGTTTATATCGGAGATGGAACCGTCACCGCATCAGGTGCAACTCAGGGTATCGGCATTGCTGCTGGTGCAACTCTTCAGGTTGAGTTCACTTCAGGCACAACAATCTCAGTTATCGCTTCTGGCGCTAACACATCAGTTTCATTCCTCTGGACTGCGGGTAACTAACTATGGAGCGCGATTTCACTACCGCTTATGCCTCCATTCTCAAGTTTGACGAGAATGAAGATGGAACACTTATGGTTTATGGCAATGCCACAGATGACTCACTAGACCTCGATCAGCAGATTTGTGACCCTGCATGGCTTGAAAAGGCTATGCCAGACTGGTTCACATCAGGTGGAAACATCCGTGAAATGCACGGCCCTAACGCAGCAGGAGTAGCCAAGGAATATGAAAACAAGAACGGCAAGCATATTATTGGTGTCCATGTTGTTGATCCTTTGGCAGTTAAGAAGGTCAAGGCTCAGGTTTATCGCGGATTCTCAGTAGGCATTAAAGCCCCACGCGTTGTACGCGACAACAAAGCCGCTAACGGTCGAATCATTGACGGTTCAATCATCGAAGTTTCTCTCGTAGATCGCCCTGCTAACCCTAATGCTAAGTTGATCTTGGCTAAGTCAGTAGATGGCGAACCAACTCTTGTGCAGGTTGAAGAAATGCACGAATACAAAGCACCACTCCCAAGTGAGATCGCTAAAAGAGAAGTTTCAGAAGAAGAGCGCCAGCGCCTCGCAGATCGCGGTGCGGCTATGCCTGACGGTTCATACCCAATCGCAAATATCTCTGATCTGAAAAACGCTATTCAGGCGTTTGGTCGGGCTAAGAACCCTGCCGCAGTAAAGAAGCACATCATTCGCCGCGCTCGCGCACTCAATGCGATTGACCAACTACCCGAGGAGTGGAATGTGAAGAAAGCAGACGATCTCGTCAATGCGGTCAAAGCGTTAGATGCCGACACCGCAAAGTTTGACCAAGCAGCATTTGATGCTGCTCGCCGCGCAGTTGCGGCACTCATTGTTGCTGAAGCATCAGAAATGGGCGAAGGCGCAGATGAGAGTTATTCCCTAAACCAACTCATTGAAGTCGCTAACCACCTTATTGCTTGGTATCAAGGCGAAGTTCAAGAAGGAGAAGCAGCACCTATGTCAGATATTGAACTCTCTGCCGAGGCAGAAATTGTAAAGGAACCAGATTCAACTGCTGGTTGCGATTGCGCTGGTTGCAAGTCCTGTAAGGGTTGCGACTCAAAGATGTGCATGGGCCACACAGACGCTATGAAAGAAAAGTCTGCTGGTCACAAGTGCCTAGAGTGCGGTTGCAACACCTATGACGATGCTCATGGTCGCACCGATGTATCTACTGCTGAGATCGTTGATCTTGGCGCTGAAAAGTCTGCTGAAGCAGATGCAACTGTTGATGCTACCGCAGCAATCGCAGAAGCAATCGCAGAGCAGACACCAGAAGTTTCTGAGGGTGAAACCTCAGAAGATGAGGGCCTAAAGGCTCTTGTCGCAGAAGCCGTTAAGAGTGCTATGGAAAAGTTTGAAGCAGAGAAAGCCGCTCTAGTTGCTGAAAAAGAGTCAGCAGTAGAGAAGTCTTTGAGTCTTGAAACCGAACTAGCAACGGCACTAGAAAAAACCGTTGCAGGTGGGCCAAAGCGCACCGCAACAAAACTATCAACGGAAACTCAGAACGCGCATATTACCAAGGCTTTGCAGTTAAAGGCTAAGGCAGATGCTTCGACTGATCCTCTCCTCGCTCGTGGATACCTTGAAATGGCTAATGATGAATTCAAAGCCGCTGGTATTGACAAGCCAACACTCTAAACGAAAAGGAAAATAATGCCTAACGCACAAGATATGTTTGGTGCAGTTGCACCAAAGGACTTGGCTGCTAAGAATGAGGCGTTTGAAACTGCTCTTAAGTCAGCAGTATCAGAGCCAAATCTAGATCCAATGTTCAAGCAGAAGGTAGATGCTGGACTTCCACAGGCTTTTGCTAAGAAGTCACTATCTGCTGACGGAGTTGCTGCTCTTAACGATGCACTCGCAACTTCAACCGCCGATATCGCTAAAGATATCAGCCTTACATCACCACTTAACTCATCCTTCGCAGCCTTCGACCTCGAAGCACCTGCTAAGTACCTCGTACCAGTTCCAACACCACTTCGCAACAAGTTGCCTCGTACCAAGGGTGTCGGTACTGCTCACCGCATCAAGAGAATCACAGGATTCACTAACGCGATCACAGGTACATCAAACCTCCATCCGGGTATCACAGAAACAACACAAAACAACTTCGCTGTTAATGGTTCTGCAAACCCACTTTATCTAAACCGTGGCCCAAAGATCTCTTACACCGCTGATGATAAGATTTTTGCTTATTCTTCATTCGGTTTGAGCGATGATGTCACATTCGATGCTCAGTATTCAGGTCTTGGATATCAGGATCTCATTGCTACATCTGCTCGCACACTCCTCTACTCATCTATGCTCGCTGAAGAGCGTATGCTTTTGATGGGTCGCGGAACTGCTGGTAACGGATTCTCTGGCGCACTTGCTGCTCCAACAATCACCGCTACTGCTCGTACTGCCGTCACAGGTGAAACACCTATTTCTGCTGGTACAAAGGTATGGGTCAAGGCTACTTCTGATGCTGGTTCATTCGGTGACTCAGTTGTTTCATCAGTTGCTTCTGCAACTCCAGATGGATCAACTCAGGTTATTGATGTTGTAGTTTCAACTGCAATCGCTGGCGCTCTCGGATACAAGGTATTCTCTGGCGTAGGTGCTTCTGAGCCTGCTGATACTGCAAAGTTCTATCAGGGTCGCACTGCTACTCTCAAGTTCACTCTTCAGGGTGTTCTTGCTACAACTGGCGATGTTGCTTCTAACCACGCTGCTGATACATCTGCATACGCTGCTGGATACGATGGTATCCTCGCTTATGTTCTTGGCGCACAGTCAGGTTACAACAACAACATCAATAGCACATTCTCAACAAGCAATCCGGGCGTAGAGTTCCAGACTGCTTTTGCAACAATGTACGCTAACAACCTCGCTAACCCTGATGAGATCTTCATGAACGGTTCAGATCGTAAGCAACTTTCAGATGCAATTAAGTCTGCTGGTTCAACATCTGCATACCGTTTGAACCTCACTCAGAGCGATACTGGCTCTTATGTCGGTGGCGCAACGATTGATGCACTCCACAACGAAGTTACAGGAAAACTCGTAGATCTTACAGTTCACCCTTATCTTCCACAGGGCGTTGCTCCAATCCTTTCTTATGTCCTTCCATTCGAGAACTCAGAAGTTTCAAACCTCTGGGCTGCCGTCAATGTGCAGGATTACACATACCTCAACTGGCCAAAGATCCAGTTGCAGAACGAAGCATCAACCTACTGGCGTGGAACATTCGTTTCATACGGCCCATCATGGTCAGGTGCAGTTTCTGGCATCAAGGCTGCGTAGTAATACAACGATTGAGAGCGCATCGCAAGGTGCGCTCTCTTTCATAAAAGGAGGCAAACAATGACAAAAATGATTCCACCAAAGGGTATGACCA